GTTATGGCAAAAAACGTAAAGAAGTCTTTGTCAAAAATTGCAGCAGCGAAAGTTCTAGAGTCAAACGTATAACCTTTGGTGATGCAAAACTTGGTATGCACAAAGATAGTAAAGCAAGAAAGAAATCTTATTGCGCTAGAAGTGGTGGAATGGGTGGTACTACAGATAGATGTAGTGCTAATTATTGGGCTAGAAAAGACTGGGATTGTTAGTGGCTAAGAAAAAAGAACCCAAAAAAGATGCTTGTTACAAATATGTAAGTGGAAAAATGCCTCAGAATTCTGCATACAGATCTGGGCATATGGTTAAATGTAGAAACGCTGGCGGTCCTAGTAATTACCGTATGGGTAGCGACAGGCAAAAAAAATCTACAGGTGGTCCAGTAAGTAGCCGCGGGCAAGGTATTGTAATGGCTAGTAAACGAAGGTAATGGCTAAAAAAGAAACACTTAAAGATTGGTTTTCTAAAAATGATGGTAAAGGCTGGATTGATTGTAAGACAGGTAAACCTTGCGGTAGAAAATCTAAAACAAACACTAAAAGACCCTATCCTGCGTGTAGACCCACAAAAGCACAATGCACGTCAGCAGCTAAAAAGAAAACAGGACCAAAGGCAATTAGTTGGGAAGATGGTAGAACAAAAAAATCTGAAGGCGGACTTATGAGTAGCATATCAAATCAAAACCGCATCAAAAAGAAAAACGGTGGTTTTATAGCTAAAGGCTGTGGTAAAGTTATGAACAATCGTCGTAAAGTAACGACTATAAGTTAGAGAAAAAATATGGCAACAAAAAAAGTAACAGCAGATAAAAAAATGGAAGCCAAAATGAAGGCTAGACAAAATGCTAAAGTAAGACCTGATGAGCCAGTAGAGGAAACCAGGATTTATTTAAACATGCCTAAGAAAAAAGCAACTGTTAAAAAAACTCCTGCTAAAAAGAAAAATACTAAAAAATAGAGGTTTTGTATGTTTAAAAGAACTAAAGGTTATGCCAAAGGTGGCTCTGTAAAATCTAAAGGCATGAAAAATGGCGGTGTTATGAAGTCCAAAGGCATGCGTAACGGCGGCATGATGAAATCTAAAGGAATGAAAAAAGGCGGTCCTATGAAATCTAAAGGATACGCGAAGGGCGGCAAACTTAGTAAGCCTTAAACGTGGCTTATCTACAAAGCAACATCCCACATTTTAAATGCTGGGTTAGGAAAGAATACACTCATAATCACGAAAAATATCATGGCGAGTTTTTACACGCTATGGTTGTTGCTGTTACAACAATGCCATGTCGCTGTTTAAGCTTTCAAGTAATTTTTACAGGTATAGAAGCTGAAGGTGAAGAAGAGGATACAGTACATGGTGGGGCTATGTGGGCTAGGATGCCAATTACTGCACTTGTAGGCGATACACCTTTTTCTGAATGGCCTGAACCAATGGCTGTTCACGATGCGCAACCTTGGGATTGTTCTTCTCATCACCATGCAGTTTACGTTATAGATAGGGCTACACCTTGTCCTTGGATGGCAAAGATTGATGGTAACTTCTATCCAGCTAAATATATGTTTACTGTAGATTATGCAGAAAATGAAATAGCTGATGATCCTGCTCAACATAAACAAAGTCACGTACTAGAACTATTAGATGCTGGAGAATGGACTGGCAATATAGTTGCACTACCAAACAACCGCGTAAGAGTCACACACCCAGCTTGGTTTGAAACAGGCTCTGGCGCACCTGATTTTAAGCCATCTGCACATATACATTATTCAAAGTCTGATTTAGACTATACGTTGGATGTAAATAGAATTTTTGATAACCTATACGCAGAGGACGAGTAATGGCAATTTCAGGCAGTACAAATTTTGAACCAAATGTAACTGAGTTTATAGAAGAGGCTTTTGAACGTTGTGGACTAGAACTGCGTACAGGATATGATCTTGTTACAGCAAAAAGATCTATAAATATTATGTTAGCTGAATGGGCTAACAGAGGTTTAAATCAATGGACTATAGAACAAACTACGCAGACGTTAACAGAAGGCACCAGTTCTTACTCACTTAACACCAATGTAATAGATATATTAGATATGGTCGTACGTCGTACAACGAATAGTATAGACAATGACATCAATATAAGCAGAATAAGTCGTTCTGAATATTTGAATATACCTACCAAAACAACCAAAGGTAGACCATCTCAATTCTTTTTTGACAAGACTATAACACCAGCTATAAAAATATGGCCTGCTTCTGAAAACTCTACAGATATATTGGTATTTAATAAATTAGTTAGAATGGATGATGCAGATACTGCAATCAATACAATGGATATGCCGTTTCGTTTTTACCCTTGTTTTGCTGCTGGTTTGGCTTATTACCTTTCTGTAAAAAGAGCGCCAGAAAAAACGCAACTACTTAAAGGTATGTACGAAGAAGAGTTTCAAAGAGCTGCTGACCAGGATGAGGACAGAGCATCTTTCCGTTTAAAACCATCTATGAGAAGTAGTTATTAATGGCTTACGCTTTAGGTAAATTTGCTTTAGGTCTATGTGATCGTTGTGGGTTTGAATACAAACTTAATGATTTAAAGAAAGAATGGAACAATTTAAAAACATGTCCAGAATGTTTTGAGCCTAAAGCTCCTCAACTTATCCAACACCTGTAGTTACAGACTCGGAAGCTTTATACAATCCAAGACCTAATAATGATTTAGAAGTAGGTGAGGGATTTGTAGTAGTAACCAGTAGTTCTATATTTCAAGCTGATTTTATGAATCCATCAACACTAGGTTCTAACTTCACAATAACAAAAATGACAGCTTCATTAGGAAGCGTTACAATTAACACATGACTTATAGCGAGTTATATACATTAATTCAAAATTTTACAGATAATAACGAATCTACGTTTAATACTACGATTCCTGACTTTATTAAAAATGCTGAAGACCGTATATTTAACTTGGTACAGTCAGATTTTTTTAGAAAAAATGTTACAGGTAATCTATCTACAGGAAGTCGTTTCTTAACGTGTCCAACGGATTTTATTTTGAGTTTTTCATTAGCAGTAATTGATAGTTCTAGTGATTATCAATTTTTGCAAAAAAAACACCCCAGTTTTATGCAGGAATATACTCCTGATATAACTGATACCAGTCTGAGAGGACTGCCTTTATACTACGCTGACTTTGATAAGGAATACAACACTTCTACAAGTGCTGGAACTACTATCGTGGTTGCGCCATTACCAGACGCTGATTATTCAGTCGAGCTGCATTATCTTTACAGACCTGCCAGTTTAGTTACTGTTACCGCAGGGACTTGGCTTTCACAAAATGCCAGAGATGCTTTGTTATATGGCTCATTAATTGAAGCTTATACTTTTATGAAGGGTGAACCAGATTTACTCAACACTTACGAAACTAGATTCCAACAAGATATAGCTAGATTGAAAAATAGAGCAGAAGCCAGAGGAAGGCGCGATGAATATCGCTACGACTCGCTTCGTTCTAGTGTAAGTTAAATAAAAGGAGAAAGTATGAAGCCTATCAAGAAACTTGAAGGCAAGACAGTCGCCATAGTAGGCATGGGCCGAAGTTGGTTTGATTATAATCTTGCAAAATCACATGGAGTACATTTTGACGAAGTTTGGGCAATAAATGCCGTAGCTGACGTCATATTTCACGACAGAATCTTTATGTTAGACCCAGCGAGTCGTTTTTTTGACAGTGAAGACGCTGGTGGACAAACAGAATCAATGAAAAAGATTCTAAAAACGCATGAAGGACCAATATATACATGCGAACTAGACGAACGCGCACCTGGTTTAGTCTTATTTCCAGTAGAAGAAGTGGTTAGAGACTTAAATTGTTACTATTTAAACAATACAGTCGCTTATGCTATAGCTTTTGCCCTTTGGAACAAGGTTGGGTGCTTGAAAATGTTTGGTGTTGATTTTACTTATACAGGAAACCTTAATTTTGCAGAAGCAGGTAGAGGATGTGTAGAATTTTGGCTGTCTAAATGTCAAAACGAAGGAATGTCTGTAGAAGTAGCTAATTCTTCTACATTATTAGATACATCAATCCCCGTAGAAGATAAATTATATGGCTATCATCGTTTAGATGATCCTAAAGTAATTGTCCATGATGATGAAAACAAACTACGTGTATTTAATAAAAGCCAAATAGAAAGGGGCGAACAAGAACAAAAAGTAATGTATATGGATAGATACGATAGCCATCTCAAGGAGTCTAAAGCAGGAGATCCTAAAAAATGGTAGATAAAATAACCCCAGAGGGTTTACCAGAGCTAGGATTAGTTGAAGTTTCCACTTCGAACTATGGAGGACACCCTCCTGAGTTTTGGGCAAAACAATTAACTGACAAAATATGTGGTTATTCTGATGATAATGAGCCACACATAAAAGAACAGGCAAGAGCCTATAAAGATTTAATTTATAGAGTGTGTTTGATTTACTTGAATAATGCTATAAAATCTTATAAAGCAAGTTTAATTCAAGAGCTTATGAAGTCTGGCGAAGAAGATATTGCTAAAATTATAAAAAAGGTATAGATATGGCAATTACATCCACATTAACTACAAGTTTTAAAAAAGAACTATTAACTGCAACACATAACTTTGCGACTAATGGTAATGCTTTTAAACTTGCTTTATATACAAGTTCAGCCACATTAGGTGCGGCTACAACAGCTTTTACTACAACTGGACAGGCAACTGGAACTAATTACACTTCTGGTGGAAACGCTTTGACTAAAGTAGCACCAACAAGTGCTGGTACTACAGGGTTTACAGACTTTGCAGATTTAACTTTTGGTACGGCTACCGTAACTGCTAGAGGCTGTATGATTTATAACGATACTAACGGCGATAAATCTGTAGCAACTATAGACTTTGGTGGTGATAAAACATCTACCGCTGGAGACTTTACTGTAGTTTTCCCTGCCGCAGCGGCAAGTACGGCTATTATAAGAATAGCTTAACCTCTTTATGTCAGGTTGGGGTCGAGCTGGCTGGGGCGAGGGTCCTTGGGGTCAACCCGCTTCTGTACCTATAAGCTTCACCATATCTGGTGTAGCTGCTACTTCTGCTTTAGGGTCTGTCAGCGTTGACGCTGAAGCAAACGTAACGCCTTCTACTTTAGTTGCTACCTCTGCTGTAGGATCTATAAGTATAGTTGCTAAAGCTAATGCCGTTCCTTCTGGACAAGCAGGTACTGGAGCGGTAGGCACACCTACTTTTGATTGTGAGGCTAATGTAACACCAGCAGGTCAGGCAGGTACTAGCGCAGTAGGTACGCCTACTTTTGATTGTGAAGCCAACGTAAGCCCTACAGGACAATCAGGTACTAGCGCACTTGGTACAGTAACTATAGATGCTGAAGCTAACGTAACTTTATCAGGACAAGCTGCTACAAGTGCTTTAGGCACACCATCCATAGACGCAGAGGCTAATGTAACGCCTACTGGCCAAGTTGGGACAACAGGCGCTCCTCAAGCTGGAGTAAACGCTCAAGCAATAGCAAGTGTACCTGGTGTCGTAGGTAGTGTAGGAAGTTTATCAGTTGATGTAGATGGTGAGGCAAATGTTCCTGTATCTGGCGTTAGCGCAACAGGATCTGTTGGTTCTGTAAC